ACAAGATTTCAGCAACGAACTTGATATGGCGACTCTTTTCACTGGTGAGGTTGAAAGATTAGCAAAAAAATTGAACACGGCTGGTGGCGCATTGTTGGATTATCCTACAATCAACGACACCGCTGCGCTTTCAAGCCTAACATCTGAAGCAACTGCCGTTACCGTTCAAGATATGACGTTCGCTAACAAGCAGTTATCCGCTTACAACTACGCAAGCCAAGTGAAGGTTTCAATGCAGTTGTTGCAAGACAACGCGTTTGATCTGAATGGTTTCCTTGCTGAAGCAATGGGCGAAAGAACTGCACGCGCTACAAACGCAGCATTCACAAACGGAACTGGTTCAAGCCAGCCACAAGGAATCGTTGCCGGTTCAACTTTAGGAAACACCGCCGCGTCTGCAACTGCAATCGCTGCCGATGATATTCTTTCTTTGATCCATTCAATCGATCCAAGTTACAGAAGCAAAGCGTCTTTTGGTCTTATGGCAAACGATGCGGTTATTTCTGCAATTCGTGCTTTAGGTCTTGGTTCTGCAAATGATTTCCCAATCTTTATTCCATCAATGGAAGTTGGTCAGCCGGACAAATTATTCGGATTCAACTTGTATTACAATAACGATATGGCATCAGCTATCACAACGGGTCAAAAGACTTTGTTGGCCGCTGACTTCAGCAAGTTCGTTGTTCGTTCTGCTGGTGGTGTTCAAATGGTTAGATTAAACGAACGTTATATGGACGAACTTGAAATCGGTTTCGTTTCTTACGCTCGTAAAGATTCAGCCGTTCTTGATAGCCGCGCAGTGAAACACTTGGTTCAAGCGTAATCAATGAAAGTTAGATTTCTCAAATCTATTTCCGGAAACGGGTTCCACTATCGCAAACACGCGGTGGTGGAACTTAGTTCCCCGGAGATGGTCACAGACTTTTTGAACGCTGGTTTTTGCGAAGCAATTGCCGAAGCACCAAAAGCGCGTGCAAAAAAAGCGGTTAAAAAAACGACCAAAAAAGAAACACGATAGATGGCGATTGATATTGTAACACCGGCGGCAACTGAGGCCATCACTTTGAGCGAAGCAAAAAACTTTTTGCGCGTTGACCATAGTGATGACGATGCCTTGATTTCTGCATTGATTTCGGCAGCACGTTCAATGTGTGAAGAGTACACACGCCGGATTTTAGTCAGTACCACAGTTGACGAATACTTTGACCAATTCCCGACAAATCGTTGGGACAATTTGTCAAACCTTTTGTATTTGTCACGCGGTCCAGTTTCAGCAATATCAAGTGTTAAATATGTGGATGCAATCGGCTCAGAAGTGACGGTTGCAACGGATGGATATATCACGGACACAATTTCAGAACCGGCACGCGTGCAATCCGTTTCGGGTTGGTTTGCAGCCGCTGGAGTTGTCAACCAAGTGATTGTTCAATATGTGGTTGGATCGGATGTTTCATCCATTCCAAAACCATTGATTCAAGGAATGATGTTGGTTATCTCTGACCTATACGATCAAAGAAGTGATCGTGTTCGCCAGTTGCCAACCGCATCGGAGTATTTATGGAACCCATTCAGAATTTTCACATTCTAATGATTAAGCAAGCCGGAGAACTTGACCGAAGAATCACAATTCAATCATTCACCACGTCAACGGATTCGTTTGGTGAGGTGAACAAATCGTTCATCACATTGGCGAACGTATGGGCAAAGGTTGAAGATAAGAGCGGAAAAGAAGGCGAAGAGAGCGAACAAATTATTGCAACAAAACGGGTTGAATTTTTCATCCGTTATCGTGCGGACATCAACGAACAAATGCGCATCATTTACGAAAACGAAACGTACAAGATTGAATCCATCATCAATGATGATTCAAGAAAAGCGTTTCAAAAAATTGTGACACGATGGGCAGATTAGGAAATGGAATGTTCGTAGGATTTGACGAAAAGGATGTTCGCAAGGAATTGGAACGAGCGTTCAAAGAATTGGACACCCTAAATGATAGCGTCACAACGGCGCAAATTCGACGCATTGCACGCAAGTCGTTGAAACCAATGGTGGAGGCTTACCAAAACGAAATCACGAGTTTGTCAAGTGGTTCGTTCAAGGTGTATCGCAACGGCGGAATATATGCCGAGATATCAAAGGGACAATTGGCCAAATCAATGGGCATCATCACAACCAAGATAAGGAAAGGCGCAACATTCGCATCTTTGTCGGTTGGTCCGCGTGTGAAACGATCGTTTTCCGATCCGGAAAAGGGTGGGTGGTTTGCTCACTTTTTGGAGTACGGATATTTAAACAATGGATCTTATAACGGCGCAAACAAAGGTTTTGCAACACGTGCAAGAAAAAAGGAAATGAGCGGCGTTGGAAACGAATTCAAACGATTGATGCGTTCATTTTTGAATAAAAAAGTAAAAGCCGCACGAATATGATTGGGAAAGTCATCAAATACAAGTTCGACAATGATTCAGATTTGAACACATTGTTTGGCGGGCGTGTGTTTCCAGTTGTAGCCGCGCAAACAAAAGCGACGCCATTCGCGATTTATGAGGTGATAAACATTGCCACAAGTATGACGAAGGAAAGCGATTCCAATATTGATGAAATAGATGTCCGGATCACGTTGGTTTCAACGAGTTATTCAGACACACAAAACGCGGTTGAATATGTTCGCAGTGCATTCGTAAGAATCAAAGGAACTATTCAAGGCGTGAAATTGCAATCGTGTATGTTCGAGGGACAACGCGATTTGTTCAGCGATGACGAACGAACATTTGGATCACAATGTGATCTTAAGTTCAGAGTATCGCGAGATTGATTTGTAAATTTATAAAAATAAAAAAGTAAAAAAAATGGCTGCAACAAGCATCATGAACGCAACCGATGTTGTGATTCAAATTTCAGAAGACGCCGGAACAACTTACGACGTCATCGGTCGTGCAAATTCCGCATCACTTAGTGTTTCAATGGAAACACGTGACACAACAACCAAAGATTCAGCCGGATGGCAAGAGAATCTTGAAGGTCTAAAGGCTTGGTCCCTTAGTGGCGACGGGTTGGTGACTTATTCAATCGCTGGTGATTTCGACACACCGGATGATTTGTTCACTTTATTGGCAAACCGTACACTTGTGAAAATCAAATTCGGTTCAACTACGAGCGCGGAAATCGATTACACTGGTGACGCTTACATCACAAGCTACGAGCAAGAAGCGGGAACAGAAGAAAACGTGACGTTCTCTTTTGGATTCACTGGAACTGGTGTCTTGACTCAAGCATCTGTTGCATAATCGCAAACGATAAAATGGGACCGTCCGTTGGGCGGTCCCTTTATTACCACAACAAACAACAACAAAACAAACAACAACAAAACAAACAACAACAAAACAAACAACAACATGACACAATTCATTGAAATCGGAGAACGCAAACACGCCATAAGATTTGGATTCAACGCGTTGCGTGAGTTCTCAAGAATGACGGGAACAACATTGGCGCAACTTGAAAAGTTGGGTGAAGATATGACATTGGATCACGCAATCACTTTGATGTTTTGCGGATTCAAAGACGGCGCAAGAAAAGAAAAGGCGGCGTTTAGATATGAAGTTGCAGACATTGCGGATTGGATTGACGAAGATGAAACGATTTTGGAAAAGTCGTTTTCGATATTCGAACAACAATTTACAAGCGACGCAGAAAAAAAGACTTAGGCCGACGCGGTCAAACGACCACAAGGGAATCCACATGGGATGATTTGGAATCGTTCGCGTTCGGCCAAATTGGATTGATGCCGTCGGCGTTTTATGATTTATTACCTCGCGAATGGTCAAACATGGTCAACGGATGGAATGAGTTTGAAAACCGAAAAGACAAATCGGAATGGGAACGAGTAAGATGGCAAACAACCATTTTGTTGAACCCACACACGAAGAAGCGCATCAAGGCAAGAGATTTGATTGTGTTCCCATGGGAAACACAAGATAAAAAGAAACACAAGGTGTGGACACGCGGCGAAATATTGGCCGAGATAAACGAACGAAAAGAACGCGCAAAGCAAAAGAATGGCAAATTTAAGTAGTTTAAATTTTAGACTTTCGGCAAATATTGCACCATTCCGCAAGGGGTTGAACAAGGCCGAACGGTCCATGGACAAGTTGGGTCGCAAGATGCAACAAACGGGGAAAAATTTGTCAATGCGTTTGACGGCCCCGATCGCCGCTTTGGGTGCGATGTCGTTCAATGTGTTCCGAGATTTTGAACTTGAAATGGCAAAGGTCAAAGCCGTATCGGGTGCGACCGCTGATGAATTCAAATTGCTATCGGATAACGCCAAAGAATTAGGACGTTCAACAATCTTTAGCGCGCGTGAAGTTGCTGGATTGCAATTGGAATTTGCAAAACTTGGTTTCACGGCAAAGCAAATCGAAGGTGTGACGGAAGCCACATTGAATTTGGCTCAAGCATCGGGAAGTGATTTAGCACAAGCGGCGCAAGTAGCTGGTTCCACATTGCGTGGTTTTGGATTAGATGTTAGCGAAACGAAACGCGTCACCGATGTGATGGCGAAATCATTCGCGTCATCCGGTTTAGATATCAATACATTTGCCGATGCAATGTCATTTGTTGGTCCGGTTGCCGCTGAAGCGGGGATGTCTATTGAAGAAACATCCGCAATGTTGGGAATACTTGCGAATTCAAACATAAAAGGTTCAAAGGCGGGAACCGCAATGCGTCGAATCATTTCGGAAATCGGTGCAAGTGGAAAACCAACATCCGTCGCGATAAAAGAATTAGCCGATAAAGGGCTGGACCTTGGCAGCGCAATGGATGAAGTTGGTCGTTCAGCACAAACGGCATTGGTTGTATTAGCAAACAAGGTTGATGAAATAAAACCATTGACTAAAGAATTTGAAAATTCAGCGGGTGCGGCAAAAGAAATGGCCGACATCATGGATATGACTGCGGCCGGTGCAACAAAGGCACTTGGTTCAGCGGTTGAAGGTTTAGCGATTGAATTTGGCGGATTGGTTTCGGTGGCATTGACGCCAGTGGTTAAAAAATTGACGCAATTCGCAACGTTCGTCAATGAATTACCGAATGGATTGAAAATATTTATCGCAATCATTGCGGGATTGGCGGCGGCGATTGGACCACTTGTTTTTGTTATGGGGTCAATGGTTCGTATAATGTCAATACTTAGAACCGCCACGATATTGCAAACAATAGCAACCACGGCTTTGGGGGTTGCGGTTAACATTTTGACATCGCCAATCACGTTGATTGTCGCCGCAATAGCGGCATTGGCTGCTGGTTTAATTTACGCCGCTTACAACTTCAAAGCACTCAAGGCGGTGGGCATCAATGCAATTGGTAGCTTGGTCAACAACGTTGTTCCTTACATCAATACTTTGATCAATAAATTCAACGCGATTGCCACGTTGCTTGGATTTGACAAACTTCTTGTGGCACCATTTGAAAAAATGAAGTCGGTCGCGGTTCCAGCATTCAAATCACTTAGTCAAGTTGTGACCGAGATCAAGGATGATTTGGGATTGTTCAAAGAGGAAACCGAGGAAACAACCGAAGAACTTGGAAAACTTCCGCCAGTAGTTGAAAAAATAACACAATCTACTTCATCCGCGACAACTGGAATCAAAAGAATGGCGGAAGCGTTCATGGAGTTGCCGAGAAAAGCAACGCCCGCATTGATGAAATTGAAGCCCGTAATGGTTTCAGTAAAAAAAGAATTGGTCAATTTCGGAGCATTGGCCGTCAATGCCGGAATGATGATCAGCAATGTTTTTGCCGCATCTATTGAAGAGGCATTCGATAAACTTGAAGAGGGCGAAACAAGATTTGGAAACTTTATGCAATCAATGTTGCAAGGCCTTAAAAAGTTGGCGGTGCAATTTATAGCGGCGGCAATTGCGGCCATGGCTTTAGCTATTGCCGTTCGTTTTGCCATAGGTGGCGCGGCTGGAATTGGTAGCATGGGGGATATATTTGGAACGATGCAAAGCGTCGCCGGGTTTATGCCAAACATCCCAATGCTTAGCGAAGGTGGTGTTGTAACTTCACCAACGTTGGCAATGATTGGCGAGGGCGGACAAAGTGAAGCGGTCATACCATTGGATAGATTGGGCGAATTTGGCGGCGGTAGTGGACAAAACGTTGTCGTCACTGGTCGAATAAGCGGTGCGGACATATTGTTGTCAAACGAACGAGCGTCAAGAAATAGAACAAGACAAAGAGGTTTTTAATATATGGCGAATCCAAAATTATTTTCAGAGTTCCGAAGTTCACACGGTCAATTTTATTTGATTGAGATTTGGGACGAAGATTATACGGGCAATGATCCGGATCAATTCAATGTGACATCCGAAGGATTCCAATTGAACTATTCGGGACAAACGGACAACATATTCAGCCCGGTGATTGGGTCATCCGTATCGTTTGGAATGTATGTCCGTGATGTGGCCACAAAAGCATTTGAAACAGATTTCAAAAACTATCAAGAAAACCGATATTTCGTCAAGATTTGGAAAGGTGAATTTGATGGTCAAGACGCTAACACTTGGTACAATACAACGAAGGTTTCCGACGATGGGTTGGTGATGAATTTTTCACCCGATGAAGAACAAGTTGTTTATCTTGATTTTTATTGGGGTGGCTATATCCTACAAGATATTGTCAGTATAGAGGATACTTCAGAACCTTACGTTTTGGAGTTACAAGCAACCGACGGAATTGCAAAGCTAAACAACATAGACGGCCCAACTGGTATCACACCAATTCAAAATGTGTTTAGTAGTGCAATATTTGATTCTTATAGCTACAATATATATCCGAGTGAATGGCCAGCGTTAAAAATGATTAGCAATTGGTGGAGTCAGCAACACACTTATGACGCCAATGAAAATGTATTGGAAACGACGGTTGTTGATTTAAGTGTTTTTCATTCTTATGGCGCAGATGGTACAATCAACAAAGTATCATATCATGAAGTATTAACGGGAATTTGCAGAATCTTTGGATTGCGTTTTTATTATTCAAATGGTAGTTATCGAGCGGAACAAATATTTCAACGCGACAACGACACCATCAAAGAATTTAGCTATAAACCAAACGGGAATTTTATTGGTTACGAAAGTGTAACGCGTGATAAAACGATCAATCAAACAAGCAATAGGGCGCGTTTAGCCGGCAACATCTTCAACTTTTTGCCAGCCGTAAACGAAACACGAATCCAAACATCTGAAGATGGTATTGATTACAAGGGAGTAATTGCGACAAACGTTGCAACACCATTAATTGATTTAGGATTCACCCCGGGAGTTGGGGGAAGTAACTTTTTGGAAATTACATTTAATTACGAAATAACACTTACCGCAAACGTCACAGACAACGCACAATTTTTGTGGTATATGTTAGACGTTGACGTGATACAAGATGACGGAACAACGGTTTATTATTTAGAGCGTGACCACACAAAATTGCAGCCGCTTGGACAAACGTGGACAACAACACAAGCCGATGGGGGTTATCAAGTTTTAGCGGGTCGATTGGTTGAAAGGTCAGATTTAGGATATCAGTATGTTAGAGGTCAACACACCATTGTGACACCTTTGTTGCAAACCGATGGTGACATCACTGTTCAATTTAATAGCAACAAATTTATCAACGCTAACGGCACGACAAAAGTGCTGAACGCATCGAACGCATCAACGTGGCGCGCCACGGTGGTATCCATTACCAAATCAATCGGGACAAACGGATATGATATCCGTTCAAAAACAATAAACGACAACAACGGAAGTGGCATCATTTACGACCTTGGTGACACTAAAATATTTGATGGTCCGGGAACCGCTGGAAGTTTATACCAACGCAACCCCAGCACTTTAGCAAAAACATTGACAACGGGATGGCGTGAAGGAAATACCGGAACATACAACACGGTCCAACGACTTGTAGCAAATGAATTTTTGTCATTGATGAACAAGCCCGTTCAAAAATATGATGGCAGCGTATTCAGCAATCACGATTTCATGACGCGGTTGGTTTTTGAGGCTAAAAATTGGCTACAACTTGGCGGCACTTTCAAAGCCAATTCCGATGAATGGGATGGCGAATGGTTTGCCATTGCCAAAGAAACGATCACGATAAGCAACAACGACACCGGGACCGCTACCGATCCCGTGTTTAGTATTGGCGGATCGAATGGTGATGGAACCATCAACTTTGGGTCTTTAGACGTGAATACATTTATTGGTGTGAATGCTGATTTAGATAATGACGTGACCGTTGGAAATGATTTAGGCGTCACGGGTGTGTCAACTTTAGCGGCGACAACGGTTGAAGAATTTACGACAACCGACCGCGTGAATGTTACGATCAACGAAATCACTGCAAATGATGGCGGTTCGGAAAACCTAACATACGACAAACATTTCA